AAGCATTCTAAATGCCCCTTTAACAAGTTGGGATTTGGTCATATCCCTTACCTGTTTGTCATCCAATGCATCTCTAATCTCTTTTTCTGTAGAGAGCATCCCTAAAGAATCCAACACAAACATACAAGGTTTACGTTCATCTTCAGTCATTTTCATATATTTATCAACTGCCTTCAATGCCTTCACTCTAAACTCTTCTATTGTAACAACGTTAACCACAACCAACCTAGTCAGGTCAATCCCACGAGACTCAAGTAGTCCCTTATTAACTGCTGCTTCAGTATCAAAATAGAGGCAATACCCATCAGGGTTATTATCCAAAAAGTTTTTGACGACAGCAAGGGAGAAATAAGTTTTGCCTGTGCTAGACTCGCCAGCGATGGCAGTAATCTTATTAGAAGAAACACCGCCAAAAATGGAACCACTAACAAGTCCATTAAAGATGTATGAACCTGTGTCGATGTATCTTTCTGTTTCTTCGATGTCTGCTGCGAGTTGGGTGTAGTCATCACCTATTTCTTTTACTATGTCCTTTAAAAAATCCATTTTAAAATATACGAATGTTGGTAGCCAACCCAAGTTTCTTTAATAATACTATATGATACCACGTTAAGTCAATCTGTCCAGGTAAGAAACCTTGCTTTGCTGAACTTGGGAAAGCATGGTGGTTATTATGCCATCCTTCTCCAAAAGTTAATGCTGCTACCCACTTATTATTAGTAGAACTATCACCTGCTTCATCTAAAAAAGGTTGAGTCCCCCATTTATGATTAGCAGAATTAACTAACCATGTCACATGATATACAATAACTAACCTAAGTGGTATACCCCAAAAAACAAATGACCATCCACCCAATTTATAGAGTAATAACCCTAACGGAATCTGTAAGAAAATAAACCATTTGTCCAACCATACAAAATAAGGATCCCTCCGCATATCTCCTGCATATCTACGGACTCTTTTCTCTCCAGGAACCCTAACGAACATCCATCCAATATGACTCCACAACAATCCCCTCTTACTGTTATGAGGATCTAATGCCTTATCAGAATGTTTATGATGCTGACGATGCAATCCTACCCATGTAATAGGTCCATACTCTGCACTCAATGCTCCACAAGTAGCAAAAAATCTTGCTAACCATTGAGGTACTTTAAATGCCCTATGAGCTAACAGTCTATGATATCCTAGAGTAACACCAAGACATGCAGTAACCCAATAGAGAATAAGAAGAGTTGTTACTGCACCCCAACTCCAAAACTGAGGAAGCAATGCAACTCCAGCTAGAACATGTATTGCCAACATGAATATAATAGTTGACCACTTTCGATTATCCATTAAGTAATAATTCCATAGGTATCTATTTCACTCAGTAGTTTTTGAAACAATTCATTTCCTTTATGAATATTTTCTTCCCAATCATCTGCTGAATTTTCATCAGCATCATCGGAAATGTATTTAAAACTTCTGAACTTAACTCCTTCTTTATAACAGGTCTTTGCTATAGCATAAGATTCCATATCTACAATATCACACTCAATTTCTGGTGTGGAAGTTGCAAATTTGTCACCTGTACCACAGACTATACCCCTTTCACCTATTATTATACCATCCTCAAAGGGAGTTTGTCCAAGATCACATTTTAATGGTCTAGCATCCATATCTCTATCCACATACCCAGTCACTTCCACAAGACCAGAAATAGGACTTACTGCACCAGCAGAACCAAAGTTGATAATATAATTTGCCCCGTCACGAATTGCTTTCATAGTAGCAATAGTGGCATTAACTTTACCACATCCACTTAAATAAACTGGATGTCCACTAACACCTTCAGACTCTTGAGGAAGAGCAATGACGAGAGCAATTTGATCCAAATTAACCATTAAATTACCATACCGTATTGTTCACGAATAATTTTCTTATAAGGTCCACCAGGATTTTGATCTCTCGTCTCCTTTACTATTTTAAGTTTTTGGAACAATGCGGTGTCTCCACCTAGATGCAACGCACTAATAATCGTTGCCAACTCTTTGTCGTCTACAGGTAAGTCCATTTAGGTAAAAAATGCCTCTAGTGTTACAGTTTTTTCTACATTCCATCCAATCGCATCAAGAATGATTTTGAGTGGTTCTAAGAAGGCTTTGTCAAATTGTAGATCGTAATCAACATAACTGTCAAGACCGATCTCACTAGGAAAGTCCTGAATAAACGAAATAATATTCTCATGAATAATATTAGGTTTTTTCAAGTAACAAAATTTGACTTTTTCGCCATTCTGAATGAGGGAATACTTATTATCCAACTTATGTTTTTTGACATAATGGTTATACAATAATGCACCCCGTATATGTATAGGAGTTCCTTTTGCATATATTGTAGAATGTGCCTTATACTTTTCTACATCAGATGCAGAACGAGGGAAGGATATATCTTCGGGTGGAAGTTTCTTAAATTCCTTTCGAGAATTAGCAATAAAATCAATCACTTCATCTTCTGTTCCATTCATCATAATCTTAAGTGCATCCTTAATCATTGTTCTGCAAGGTGCTGGTGTAGAAGATTTAACTGCTTCAATACCCATCATCTTGAGTTTAGGTTCTTCATATCGGACACCCTCACTATCCCATACGTTAAGAATATATCTCTTCTTTGCAGTCCATATACCACGTTCAGCAATATTCTCCCTCTTCATCTGCATCTTCTGATCATAAGCACTTACGTAGTTGGCCAATTCTTGGTAAGAACCTTCAATATAAGGCTCAAATTCCATTTCACAGATCTTATTAAGGAACGTGACAACGCCTTCAGTAGTTTTCTCTCTCCCCTGGTATACAGCGTCAACCAAAGGACCCAAATGCAAGTAAATGGAATCAGTATCTGAAGCAATAACATAATCAACACCCTCTGTTTTTAATATACGATTCACCTTTTGGTTCATCTTGTTTTCTATCCAACGTATGGATACTTGTCCAGACAAAGTAATGGCTTCTGCATTAGCCAATTTATAATACCTGAAGTACTGATTGCCGATAGCACCATAAGCACTATTAAGGGCAATCTTCTTTGCCATCTGGATATTGTTACACCTAGCAATCTCTTTCGTAAGTGCATTAGACGGATTCTTTTCATATTCTTGTTTAGCAGCAAGCATCTTCTTCTTAAATACCACCCTATCACCATACATCTTATCCATCAACTCTGGTAGAAATCCACGCACATCTTTTCTATACTGTGCTCCATTTGCACATGTTGCATATTCTGAATTAAAGTCTGTTATCTCCTCGTTTAAAATCCTTTCAACGCTCGCGCTGGGATGTCTAGTCTCCCTGATGGTTTCTGGACTGATATTGTACTGCATAATAAGATGAGGGTACAAGCTATTGAGGTCAAAACTAACCACCCAATCATACTTTCCTGGTTTCGGTTCCTTGACATAAGCCCCTGCGTACTTTTCGTTCTTTGCTGATCTATTCTTGGGAGGAATAACTATATTCCTCTTCTTCAAATAGTTATAAATGATGGTATCCCACATTCTTACTTGATAGAACACATCGTTATAATTAACCTTAGCCTCATATGCCATAGTAAGAGCAAGCTCAATCAGCTTCATCTTACCTTCAAGACGGTCAACAAGTTCAACGTCAATTATATTATACTCAATATACTTCTGCCAACCCTTTGTGTAGAAGTCCTTAAATGTATCAAACTCTGAGTGGTCTAACTTCTTCTGCCCAAGTTCTACACTAGCAATATAATCTAATCGGTAAGACTCCTGTGCCTTATAAGTAAACTTCTTGTAGAGATCAAGATAATCTAATTGGCAAACACCACCAACATCAAAAGTTATATGCCTACGTCCTTTAATAAATGTTTCTCCCTCTGACACCAAACCCCAAGGAGAAAGTCTCTTCATCAACTTCTCACCTAGAATACGTTGAATGCGTCTAGCAATATATGGAATATCATAAAGTTGTATGTTCCATCCAGTAATAACATCAGGAACATCTTCCATCCAATAATTGATGAATGATGATAAAAGTTGATGCTCTGTTGGACAATGATAATATGTTACATCTTTCCTATTATTCTTAAAGGGTTTGCTACCCCAAGTAGTAATCTGCTTAGTTGTGTAATCTTGTATTGAGATTGCCAAGATCTCTTCAGCGCAAGATTCAACGTCTGGGAAACCGTGCTCAGACGCAACCTCAATATCCAAAGTAACAAGTTTAATTTGAGATATGTCAAACTTGATTTCATCATCTGGATATTTCTCTGAAATATATTGGTAAATATACCGATCATTCCCATATATCTCAAATCCCTCAACATCCTCATATTTCTTATAGAATTCACGACAATCTCTAACCGTGCCTGGATTAATTGGTTCAACTGGTTCTCCACTCAACGTCTTATATCTAGCCTTCCCTTTAGATTTGACAAATAAAGTAGGAAAGAACTCATCTCTGTGTTCATACCTCTTACCATTATCAACTCCACGGACCAAGAATTGGTTTCCGATTAGTTGGACGTTGGTATAGAATTTCATTTAGTAAGATCTATGTATTTTTCAAGTAGGGTGGGGGTTGGATCTACAAGAGTTAAAATCTTGTCAGAACTAATCATGAATATATCATCCTTAGTCACATTAAGCAACCAAGGTTCTAAAGTTTGATCTTCTTTGATTGTAAATGGATTTATCATTTTACAATCAGGTGCTCCTATGTCAACAGCAGCAACTTCAACTAACTCACTTATCAGAGTCTGATTTGTTGTTAGGTGAATTATTTTTACCAAGCGGTCCATTTACTACATCCTCAATGTACATTTCTTTTAATTTTGCCGTTGGTTCAACCATTGTGATTAACCAATCAGCAGTTACAGGAATTCGAGTCTCAGCTGATAAAGGCATCCAAGGAAAAAGAGATACTTCAAATCCTGCTTTTTGAGTACTCCCATCAGATGCTTGTGAGTGAGGATTTCTCATTTTGACAACACAAGGTTTGTCCATGAAATATCCTACCACTCTTCCATCCGCACCCTCCTCAGTACGCATCTCAGTAATATCAGTGATAATATCTTCTCCAGATTTAAGGAGACATAATTTAATCGTCATAGTTTAAACCCAACGTGTG